CTGTTAGGACCATAAACCGTTGTGAATCTCATCCCCACACTATTCGGTGGGGCCATTTGTTCATTGATCCACTTAGTCATTGCATAGGGATTGTCCCAGTAGTTACCATCAACGGCACTAGAAGAGGCGTACAACAAACGGGTATCAGTTTCCCTACACCAGTCAAAAAGCTTTTTAGTTTTGACAACATTGTTGATGTAAAAACTTTCTGGATCTTTGAGGCTGTCGCGAATGTTAGCAAAGGCAGCCAGGTGAATGACAACATCGTAATCGCCTCCGTTGAAATCTGCAATATCATCAGGTTCATCAATACCTGTTACCCAGTGACCATGAGTTTGACAAAAGTCACTGTAGACATATGAACCGATGAAGCCTTTATGGCCGGTCACCAAAACCTTTTGGATTCTTTGGTTTTTCAATGTCAAGAACCTCAATGTGTGAAATAAACAGTGCTGGGGTATTCCACCATATTTCAGCGGCAGCTTCCCAACTACCAACAATCACAGATTCTCCACGATTGTTGACTACTTTATAGTTATGTCGGTTATAAGGAAGATCCGAAGTACAAGAAAAGTACCTCGGATCGGTTGGGCTAATTAGTTGTGTCATGCAGCAACAGGAATAGGAATCTCGCGGACCATGTGACGATCAGGACCGTAATTCAGTTGATGGCAGATCCACTCACCATTAACAAAGTGGTAGGCATAGTCACAACCATAGTTGCAATCTGCAGCCTCCAGGAACTCATTCAGGTCAACATTCAGAGTGGGAGGAGTATCCTCACCACGTTCAGAGTAATACTCAGGACGGCCATTGTCACCATCACATGCAGACATGTCACCACCATCAATCAGTTCTGCAACTTTCTGTTTAGTGTTGAACTTCTCGTTCAGTTTGACACCCAGCCACTCGGGATAGCCATCCCAGTGGTGGTAAGCAGACAGAACCGAACCATCAGCGAGTTGAAGACCGATCAGTGCGCGAGTTGCCATTCGGGTGAAAAGAAAAGGGAACTGGTAGAAGAAGGGATCGACTCCCCTCTCAACATGGCCAATATACATCGGATCGTAGGGTCAGGATGGATTGGTGGACAGCCTGGCGACTGGTCAGGACCAGTTGATCGCCATGCTGATCCGTGGTTCACTGTTGTCTCCCAGGGGCACAAAATGAATCATATAACTGGGAAAGATCAATAGATCTCGTTCAGTTGGTTCAAACTTGACATGATTAAATGTCAACATGTTTGGTTCTCTCACCCCTGGGTATTCTTCCCGTAGCATTGGTTCATCAAAAATTGTAGGAGATGAACCCTCAGGAGACTTGACATAATAAATTGCACTCAATCTGTGTGGCAGATGATGATGTTTCTCCTGATAATTTGTACCAGTGTAGATATTGTACCAGGCAGAATCTAGTTTCAAGTCATGATCTGACTTGTAAACTTCTTTCTGATATTGTCTAACAAAGTCTGTGGCTTTTTTCAGGAAATGAACCGCAGATTCATTTTTGGTACAAAAATCAAGATCTCCAAATGAATTTTTGGGTGAGTTCTTACCACTCAACCACTCATCTTGGCCTCTACCATTAGAACTGTTTGCAAGAATCTGTCTCCCAAGAAAATCATTCTCCTCCTCATTTAGAAAGTTAGATTCAACTCCTATTGCAATGGGGAAGAAATAATTTACTTGCATTTTTTACTCTTGAGTCTCTTATCTATCCACTTTTTTGCAGTTTCAACAGTCCTGCACTTTTTAAGTTGGACACAAGCACCACCATCAGGTCCCAGAACCATGTACTGAGAACTGCCACATATTGGCACAATGCCATACTCACCTTCAGGGCCATAATAACAACCTGGGTGAGTGTTGTCTAGAATACCTGGCATTGGAAACTTCTTCATGGCCTGATTGGTTTCTGTTGGAGTTCAATTCGATGACCACCGATGGCTTTCATACCAAACTTAGCGTATTCACGTTGTTTGTCATGATAATCAATCAGGTCTTGAAATGCGTACTTGAGATCTTCATAAAACTGACTAATCTCTCCATCGTCCATGTATTCACTCACGGAATCTTGTAGACGATCTCTACGTTGTTTCTTAAAAGATTCCCTCCATTGTTCATCAGTTCTGAAGATGGGGGAGCTGGTTACTTCTTCTGTCATGATACAAGAAAGTTACGTTCGTATTCTAATAGATCACTGGGAGCTTGTGTGATCTCATTATCATCACATTCTACCGCACTTGTCCAGCGGTGTCCTCTCTTCTCATACAATTTGATACCAAGATGTTTGTATTTCAAATTAGTTGGTACAAATACTTTATATGTGTCTCCCTTATTGTCAGTCAGGGCACTGAGTTTATCGTTCTCCTCTTTCGTCACCTTGATTGTAGTTCTTGACAGGAAGAACAACATCTCAAAGGTATCATAATCACCCAGATATTTGTCTGGGTTGTCCATAATCATTCGACAAATGAACTGGGGTGACAGACAATGATCGTCTGTACGTTGCGTTGGATTGTTGAGAGCTTTCTCACTGATTAGCCCAGTGTGGTTGTAACCAGAACAGAACACCAGATCGTAAAAGATTCGGGTGATTGGCCGATGGTTTGCAGAATCACTCCAGTTGTCAACATTTGCACGGAGAGCATCAAAACAGACTCGGGAATAGGGTTTGAAGTCTTTCATCAGAGGTAAAGAAAAGAACCGTAAGGATCGCAGGTCTCAGGATTGTCTGCAAGTTGAGTAATCAGATAACGGACACCTTTTGCAGGTGCTTTGTACGATGCAGGTTTGTAACATTCACCAGAGTTCTTGTCAACGAACATCCAGCAAGAACGTCCCCTGATTCTACCCTCATCACCGACAAGATAAGACCAGATTTTGATATACTTTCGACCCTCTTCAATCTCCAGTTGAGTATAAACTGAACGACCAGATTCAATCGAATTTACTTTCCACTCATTGTTCAGAACCTCAACAAGAGCTTCGGTCAGGAATTGAACTCGGGTCTGTTCCGTGGTGGTCATCGGTGTTCCTCTCAACATGGCCAATATAGTCTGCCAGGAGACCCCTGGCAGGTCCTGTGGCCGGTTTACCGTTTGACCACCGACACTGCGGGTGCACCCTGTTCAAATACGGTATCAACGACCGCCTGCAGCTTGCGGGAGGTGCTGATACCCACACGATCATAAACAGGGACAACACAGAGACCAAAGGTCTTAGACTTGTCACCCAGACGAATCACACGACCGATGGATTGACTCAGGGAGATGTAATCCATGTTCCGCATGAAGATAACAGCCTCAAGACCCTTGACGTTGATACCCTCAGACAGAATAGAGTGGTGCAGAACAACAAACTTCTTCTCGGGATCAACACCCCAAGCATTCAACGTCTTGAAGAATTGTTCGCGAGAGACTTTCTTACCGTCGATCACAGCTCCAGTCTTGGATGTGATATACATGCAAGAATAACCACGTTGAGTCAGTTGAGCTTGGAAGTCAGACTGACTCATCAAACGGATGATTTGTTTGGTCGAACGAGCAGCAACCAGGATCTTGTCCACACTGTTCTCTTCAATACTCTCAATCAGATTCTGAGAGTCAGAGAGTTGAAACTCATGAGTGGGAAGATTCTTGACCACAACTTTAGGAGGCAGAATGTAACCTTCCTCAACCAGTTTAGGTGCAGGAACGTTAGCGATCACGCGACCATAAACATAACCATCATTCATCCCAGGCTTGGAGATGGTGACAGAATGTTTAGGAGTGGCAGTGAAGAAGAATACCCGACCAGCTTCGTGACTGAAGAACTCAGTCGCAGGGAAGAATTGACGACTCACACTGTTGTGGGCCTCATCGAAATAGATGTTGTCAACCTGAATGTCAGCTTCCTGAATACGATGCAGGGAGTGATAAGTGGTGAAGATGATAACATTCTCACCAGCAGTGCGGGCAGTGTTGTTGAACAGGTGAATCTGTTCGGGGTTAGTGGTATGGAAGAACTCAACATCACCACTGTGAACGTGCATCACATGGGTGTGAGTTGTATCCATCAACTCAAGAAACTCCTTGCAAAGTTGTTCTGCAAGAAGAATACGAGGAGCAACAACAACGGTGGTCATGCCGTTGTCAATATATTTGCAGTTCTCGATCACATCGTGGATCATGCACAAGGTCTTGCCGCCACCCGTGGGCACGATTACCTGACCCTTGTCATGCACGATCATCGCATCAACAACGTCCTGTTGGTGTGGTCGCAGAGTGTAGGTCAAGTCACCTCCGTGTCAACATGGCCAATATACAAAAAAACGACCCTCTAGGCGAGGGCCGTGGACAGTTCTCAGACTGTCAGTTGGTGGCGGTAATCTTTAAGCTTTTGTTGGATCTCAGAGTAACTTACATTTAGATGTCCTTCTTGATTGTTTTGGTCACGAATGTTCATGAGTTCTAATGCAGTAATTAGTGCATCGATTTCTTGCAGTGAAAAATTCATCGCTTTATGACTTTGAAGGACAGGTTGAGAGTTTGACGGGTGCCTGACCCTTGTGGAAGTGTACCATGGACCAACCAATTTGGAAACAACAACATCATTCCTGGTTCAGGTTTGGTGTATTCTACACCATTACACTCCTCTCTCCACACATGATAGAAGTAACCATCATCAGATTCATTAACTTCATTTGCAGAAAGATAAATGGTGGTGCTCAATACATCAACAGGAACATCTCTGGAGTGAGTGTGTGGAATGTGAAAACTTCCCTTCTTACCAATAGCAGTCCATGCAATAGAAAACTCTAAATCAAATTTGTAGTCAAGGATTTCATTCTTCTCAATGATGTCTCTGACCTGAGCTTTGATAAAATCAACGTCATCTTCTTCAAGGACACCATCAAGAATATATTGTTTGAAGTTACCACGACATGTAGTATTTTCTTTCGATATATCTTTTAGGTCATTATCTTTGATGGCCTTGTTGATTCTTTTCTTCATTCCATCGGTGATTGATGGATGCAGAAATCTCTCTACAATCCAGTCTTTATCTCTAGGCATGAAGGTTTCTTCTTCACCCCTAAATTTTTTAATAAATGCAGCCATTTCTTCGGCATTCATCTCTTCAGTCATGCCGACACTTTGAAGTTCACTCATGGGTCAATTCTAAAATGGTAATTGTTGGGATGTTTAGATGTATCTATATGATAACCAATACTAACACGATCTGAATCGGATCGGTTTATATCTACATAATGAATTAAATGTGATCCAAAGAACACACCCTTATCAGAACGTGGAGGAATGTTGATGGCATTATGTTCTGCACATCCATGGAAGTGAGTAGATAAACATGAATTTCTCATGGGATTCATGATCCATAAATCCCCAGATTCATATGGATCTCCACTCAACCAAAATACACCACTCCATTGGTCACCACTGTGATGGTGCATATAGTTTCCAGCACCAGGTGGATTGATGTTAATAAAAAGCTTGGTTACCGCAGCATATATCGGAGTTTGTAGATTATATACTTTGATGTACTCAGCAAATTTTAACAGCAAAAGATACTTCAGAGGTTTGAAGTCTTCCACCTCTAAACAATTCTTTTGCCACCCACCCTGATTACTACTTCCATCAGAATCTGGATCAAGTTCTTGTAACTTATAACAAAAACTTAGTAGTTTATCAGAGAAACCAGGACCTTCAAATAATCCTATATGTTCACTAAATGAATGATATAACAAGGTTTATCAGTCGGGTGCGGTAGGCCAGGGGATAGTTCCACCTAAGATTTGTGCATCAGTAGCAACACTTGGAAGATCTCTGAGTGCCTGTCTATAAGTTCTCCACTCGGCTCTTTTTGCATCAGTGAGTGGGTAGTCATCAAGCATGTAACGATCACTCATAGTAAGGAGATTTTGTCTTCTAGCTAACATTGCCTGACGACGATCCTCAGTCAGTTCTGTATCGTTCTTCAGTCGAACACTTGTACTTGTGTTGTCCCAGACGTAATCACTTTCGTTGGTAAGATTTTCAAAATCTTCTTTAGTGATTCTATGAACTGTATATTCACCAGCATCAGGGTCACCAGTAAGATCTGGTTCATAACTGAGAATACTCATGGGTTCACCATTTCTGATGATTACATGAAAATCATCAAGTTCAAACCCTTCGTCGTTATACTGTGGCATGATACTCCTTTAAATTACTTGGACCAAACTGCTGCCCAGTTGTTACTGGGAGTGGCTCTTTGTTCTTGAAGACGACAATATACGTTTACTCTATTATTACCGTTCTCCACATTATAACGACAATAAATGTTATCATTACCGTCTACACCACCAGAGAAGAATCCTTCCCTTCTACTTGGGATAAACATCTTGAGATTACCGATGTTATATCCTGATGGAGGATTCACATTAGTATTATTACCGCTATTAGTTCCGTAACTAGCACGAAAATTAGTATCATATCTAGCCAACTGAGCAGAACTAGTGTTCTGACCATTGGCTTTACGATAGTTGTCTGACCTAACTGTACTCATTGTGAATCAACACTAATGTTGCCTGGATTTATTTATACTATTTTCTCCAAATAGCCATCCAGTTGTTGCTAGGAGTGGATCTTTGTTCTTGGAGACGACAATATACGTTCACTCTGTTATTGCCATTCTCCACATTGTAACGACAATAAATGTTATCGTTTCCATCCACACCACCAGAGAAGAATCCTTGCCTTCTACTAGGAATGAAACCACCAAGATTACCAATGTTGTATCCCGATGGAGGATTTACATTACTATTATTACCGTTATTTGTACCATATGTGGCACGAAAATTAGTATCGTAACGTGCTAACTGGGAAGAACTCGTGTTTCCGCCATTCGATGTACGATAATTATCGGCCTTTAGTGTACTCATTGTGCATCAACAATTACGCTGCATATATTTATATTAAAAAAGAGGGGTAGACCCCCTCAGTATCACCAGAGTTCGTCTTCGTCGTCAACAGTTACAACGTGAACACTTTCTCCAGATCCAATGTCGAGCATTTTATCCCAATTGAAATCAGATGGATGACTATCATCCAAGATCTCAAGGTCAAGAACAACACGATACCGACGCTTCTGCATGAGTTGGGTCATTGGTCTGAAGGTGAATACCTGACTAGTATATGTAGGTCAGTTTTCCTTGTCAAGGGCCTTCTGAGCAATGTGTTCGGTGACAATGGTCATAAACTTCTGTTGAACTTGAGCATTAAATTCATCAACATCAGAGGTCACAACACTGTAAGCCTCAACTTGTTCAACAAAATAGAACACATCAGCAATAATCTCCATTGATTTTGTGTCTTCAACATCATTGAACTCATTGTATTTGTCGGTCAAATACTCTTTGATCTTGTCAAAGTCAGTCATACTTCATCATCAGGGTATCGTTGTGACCACATGGTCAG